AAGTAAAAGTCCTTGTTCGTGTTGAGCCATTTGTAGATTGTACGGCTGTTTAGACTGTCGTAATCCTGATCTTTTACCATCTGTTCGCGGATGATCCTTTGCTGATCGGCTTCTGAGATGTAGGGAAATTGACCGGACGTTGCAAGCATACCGGAAATCAAAACCTCAATTTTACGTTTCCCGTCTGCATCTACCTGAAGGAAGTATAATTGCCGGATTCCGGTAACAGCTTCCAAGTCCTCAAGGCATTGTTTGAAAAAGTCTTTCATATATCTTTCAATTCAAATGATTTCTTTCTTTCCGGCTTATGCCCGTTTTTAACGAATTGGAAGGCTTTGCTTACCAGTTGCTTGCACCCTGCCGAATCTATTACTTTTAGCCTCAAACTGTCAGCACTGAGGTATATCCAAGCGTTTTCAATCGCGGCCCCCAAGTTTATTTTTTTTTCCGAAGGCAGTTGATCGGTCCATATTTCATCTATCTGAGATTTGAACCATTCAAAATTGCGGACAACTTGCGCGGGCTTCTCCCTCTCTTCTACTTCTTCTTCTCTTCTCTTCTCTTCTAATTCAGGCGGCTTAATGTCCGCGGGTTGCTGACAATTGTCCGCGGGTTGCGGAAACTTGCTAACCATTGTCCGCAATCTTTGGCCAAAGTCATTAATTTTAAGGTATTTACGATCTTGATAAATTAAAACTATTCCGTTTACGTGTAGTTCATTGAGGCATGTCTCCATCTGCTTTTCTGAATACTCCTTGAGTGGAAATAAAGCGGCCTTAAGTAATTTGGGGTTTGCGTGGAAACATCCGTGGTCATCGGCTTTCATTATCAACCGCACAAAAAACAATTCTGCTAACTCAGATAACTGATCTATTTTTTCAGAGGTTGTCCAATCGCGTATCATTCTATTGGCCATAAAATAAGAAAGCCTTGAAGAACCTCCCCGTGTGCGCGGTTCGGCCCTTCAAGGCTAATAATGTTTTTAATGACTACGCACATAGTCTTTTAATTTGGTATGCAATGTTACACAATTCACAGATGAGTACAAAATTATACATGAGATTTGTAGAGGAAATTCCACACTTTTAAGCAAATTTTTTTAGAATAGTGTCGTTTGCGCCATGTGATTATTCAGCCTTTTCATGGCCGCTTCAAAGTATTCCTTATCCAGTTCACAGCCTACAAGGTCAAATTTGTAATCATGGCACGCTAAAGCGATTGAGCCGGAGCCTAAATGGGTGTCGAGTATCTTATCGCCTTCTTTTGCATAGTTCTTTAGAATCCATTTGTAGAGGGCTACGGGCTTTTGCGTAGGGTGTATTCTTTCTTCGTTTAGTTTTTTATTTCCCTGTTGAATTAATGCTTTACGAATATCTTTACCACAATATATGCCCTGAAACATACCTGCCCATAAAAAGTAAACAATATCAGTTCTTTTATTAAAGCTACAGAACGCTAATTCACAATCAAATTGATCGGATTCGCCATTTAATTTATCCCAAACTATATATCCCCCTGATAGCCCGTAGTAATTTCCACCCCAAACTATTTGATTTTTACTTACTCTAAATAATTGCTTTAAATACTCTGGTGATGAAAGTTTAAAATCCCATTCTTTTGGCTTATAATTAGGTTGCTTAATTCTTAAAGAACTTCCATTTTTTTGTACAGCAATACATGGTTTTATGCTTGGTTTACTTGCTCCTATGTTGTACTCCAAATCAACAATAGCCAAGTCAAAGAACTTATCCGGCACGGTGGACATATACTCCATGCAATCTATATTCAGTAATTCTATCATATATACTGAAATTTCAACCCCTTACAGTGATTGTATTGTGGGTCGCCCTTCAGATGGCGGTTTAAATTACCTGAGGCGAGATTATATTTTCTAGACGCTAAGTTAACGCCCTCGAATACCTCGCCTGTTGTAAGGCAAATAATAGGCTTCCTGTTGGGGTATCTCACGCGGGCCTCGTTTATCACTTTCTCCACGAACTTGCTCTTGAAGTTTTTCTTCTCCATGTCGGCAAAGAACTCTTTTGCGGTTCGTTCGTCTGGGTGTTGTTCGCGGGGGAACAGGTCGTTATGGTTGTCACGGGCAGGCGTGTTTCCCATGAAGCTGTCTACTTTTGGTAGGTTGAAGTTTGATTTCATAAGTTTAGTCTTCTTTCCAGAATCGTTTAATAAGTAACCAACAAAGAGTAATAGTAAAACAGGAGGCTAACCAGGTTATAATGACGATGGATAGGATGCTCATGGCTTCAAGTGTGAGTTAATTAATGCGATTTGCAGACTGTGAATCATATAGTCGCCTCCAGTGATTTTGTAGGCTTGTTCGGTTTTGAGTTTGAGTTCCTTTAATTCCTCCTGGGACATATCAGACATTAACTTGGACATCTCACCAAAGTTTTTATCAAATCTTTCGCTGACCTGAAATTCTTTCATGGCTTCAATGATTTATAGTGTTCGAGGGCTTTGATTATACTTTCATCTTTATACATTAGCTTTATTCGTGGTGAATTAATTGTCTCAGTAGAATTATACTTTAATACTGGCCATTCAATTTCTACGTGAATGTTACTAATAACCTCATCAGCGGCTTTGAGTTTGGCTTGTAATTCATCGGCTTGTTCATGATGGATTTCTATCAGTTGTTCCATTTCTTTGTCCTTCTCTTCCAGTTTAGACCAGAACCAATCGAATAGATAACCCTCAGAAACATAACGACCAACCTCAACCATTTTAGGATGTTGTTTATCTATGTCACACAGGTCATCAAACTCTTTTTTTATTTCTTGTTTATTCATACCCCTGTAATTAAGTAGTCCACAATCCTGATAATAATAGCGAGAACAAGCGGGAAAATAAACCCTAAAATGATCGCTTGCAAACATTGCATAGCGGGTTTGTCGCTGTCTATTCCTTTGATGAAATACCTCATGTCTTTCATCTTTGTGTTTCGAAGTCTTTCACGTTCGGTAAGCAGTTGAATTGGTGTCATAACATCTTGTTTAGTTTTGCCAATAGTTCACGTTCTTTCTTTTTCATGTCCTGATATTTCTCAGGCGTTACATCATGGCGTAATCTTTTTATCCACGCTCTGAGGGTTGTCCATTCGCGGTAAACGGTGAGGTAGTCACTCATATCGAAAATTTACGGCTTGGTAATTGATACGTCCTGATTTTAACCTTATCACAATAGCGGGTTTTAACTTCCATCCATCCACGCCTAACGGTGGGGATTTTCCCTTCGCGCTCAAGCTCTCCGATTCTCGAACTGATTTTGAAAGTACCGAATAGCTTAAACGCCTCTAAGGGATTTAAGGGTAAGCCAAGCAAAATATAATTTGCAATGGCTTCTTTTTGTTTTTCTGTGTGGTTCATAGTTCGTCTTTGATTTTAAGGATTGATTGTTTGTCAACTACTGCGGGTTCTGCTTTCTCAGCAGCGTAATCCAATAACCGCCTTCCATATTCCTTAATCATGTTGGATATGTTATCCACGTTCTGATCTGTTTTTTCCAGTTGAATTATAAATAAGGCTAATTGCAACGGGGTAGGTTCTACTATATTCATTCCGGTAAGTAGGTTAGTTGATACATCCAAGTCCATTTCAAAAATGATCGCATCCAGTCAATCTTCAGGCCGGCACAGCGTCCCATTTTTACAATCTTTACGCACTGCTCAAAGTCGGGTGTTAGGTAAGTCCAGGTTTTCATAATTCGTTTTTTATAGCCGCCATTAATAAAATGCAATTAGCTTTTAGATCATCAAATACGTAGGTAGGGTTTTTACGGAAATGTTCATCCACTTCTATTTTATTGAAAAAAATATAAAATTCAATATACTGATCAATGGTAACGTGCACCCTTTGTTTTTTATACATATTGATCCATTTCATATCGCTTCACCTTTTTAAATGATAAATATCTTTCTAACCTCAAGGCCTAAATCTTTCATGTCTTTTTTAGTTAGTTTATAATTAGGGCCATTCCAAACTTCGTATTGTCTGATAGCCATGTCTTTTGATGATGCCAACATTATTATATGCATCTGTTTTAAATCGTATCCCTTAGGGAGAACAGAGTAATAGTTCATATTGCTTCACCTTTAAATAAACGCACCACAAGTTTCTCATTCGAATATACTTCAGGATTGGAATCTATGCAATAGCCGCCCTCTAAAACGCGGAACACGTAGATAGGAACGTTTACCTTCAGGCTTATTTCGGTGGCCTCTAAAATGGCGGTAACGTAGGTTTGGATTTTGATTGGGAGGTTCATATTAAGTTTGATTTGTAAGTGTTAATAATCAATTCCATTTTTGCTTTATAGAAGGAATCAAAGTCGGGATAGCCTTCATTATTCTGACCATGTGCCACAAACAACACATTTCGAAGGCGCAAGCTAGGAGACTTGCCTACCATTTCAGGTTCCATTTGATCAATCATCTTTTGTTCCGGTAGGGTTATCTGATTGGCGCTGACATACAGATAGGCAACCTTATTACGGAGTGCATAGACTTCACCTATTTTACCTGGGCTTATCTCCTGCGTTTCAAAGGTTATGGATAGGGAGCCATCTTTCAGGCTCCTTATACCCCCTAAAGTTGTTGCTAATAAAGTTCCGGTCATTTCAATTTTACATTAAACCCTGAAGTACTTTTCTTTGTCGGAGGCGAGACTATTTCCACTTCACCGGTATCACTGTTAAGTATTTCGATAGGGCCTCTGAGTGCCTTTAAAAAGGTTTCGCACTCTTTTAACTTTTCGGTAAGGTTCTCAATCTCTTTGCTAAACTTATTCCACTCAGAATAGCCGCAATTTGAATAGTCGTATTTGGTTCCGTGTTCGGCTTTCTCAATTACGTTTCCCATGTATTCAAACGACTTGCCTGGGTGCTTTTCAGCAGCGTTTTGTAGTTCCGATTTGATCTCATTAAGAATCCTTTCAAATGCTTTCTTGTTTGCGCGGTCATGGACTAACACGGTAAAAGGATCAAGTTCACCATTCTTAACAGCTTGGATAATGCTATCTGAAAAGATGTCTATTTGCGTGTTAGTGTTAGCCATTAGAGTAAGTAACTCCGTAGGGCTGTTTGGGTTTGTTTGATATATTGCTTGATCTTCCATCTTTAAAAAGGTAAGGATTGGAAAATAAGTTGTGTTTGTTCACCATTGACAATAGTGAACGGATCGCCATTTTTATACAAGGCCTCCAAATTAACCGGTTTATCCAAAGCGGCCTTTTTGATTTCTTCCGTCAAAGGTTTTTTAGGTGAAGGCATAACGGTATATTCCGTTTGTTTCTCCTGACCCTTACGGGTGATCTTAATATCATATTCAGAAGGTGAACCCCAATCCTCATTTGCTGCTAGGTCTTGAATAGTCTTTTGGATTGTCTGTTGGGTTATTTCAAGTATCTTAACCTGACTATCTGCATAGTCAAAGACGATCATAGCCCAAAAGTGCTTGATGGGTTTTGAGGGATCGAAAGCCTTTTCCGGTTTTGCTTTAAAGTTAAAGCGATGTGGTACTTTGTCTTTCCAATCTAACCATCCGATAATAGGCTTTGATAGAATGCGTAATTTGTTGTCCCCTTGTTGTAGTTTCATGTAGCCTCCGGCTGTTTGTGGAACTTCATAGGTTTCAGGAAGAAAGGTTTCAGTGTTCATAATTGTAAGATTTAATTGTTTATTTTAGATTTAATTTATTTAATGGTTATCTGCAAAGTTTCCGTCCCCTTCGTAAAGACCTTCTGAATAACGTTCAAACGCCTTTTCTTCAGCGATCTCTTTCTCAACTTTAATCCATTCGTAAAACTTGGAGTTCAAAGCATCCTGATCGTAAGACCGTGCGTCCTTTCCGTAGTTGTCTTTCAGCCAAACAAGGAAGTCTTCTAAATCTAAATCATCATCTGACAGTACCGGCCCGAACGCTTGCATAGTTGTTGAGCAGTACATTACCTGGTAACCGTCTGCTTCGTTGGTGATTATTTTAACGCTCATAAATTTGGGTATTCTAACCAATGGGTTACATTCAGATAAGCATAAGGGGCGTTTTGCTCATGCATCCACTCACCCCAAACGCTACCGTCTTTCGTGGTCCCGTGCTGATATTTAGCGATTACAGGATGTTCAAAATCAGGTGAATAGATTAAGAGAAATTTGGATTCATAATAAGGCACGGGATTATTATTTAATTTAGTTTCCGGCAAACCGTACTTTTCAATTTCAATCCACTTACCTAAGCGGTGGGCTTCTAAGTCGTTCATATCAGTAGGGTAGTTTGTTTTCTCTTTCTTCTGCGTCTTTGATGGCCATTTCCATGATAGGTAAAAGTCTTTTTGCAAACTCTATTTTTTCATGGTGACGAGTGAATACTGGCATCAAAAGAAAAATCTGCCGTAACATTGTTAGGTCTTCCAAAGGCCACTCGTTTAAAGGTGTTGTTTCGCTTACCATTGTACTAAAGTATAATTTTGAGTTTTAATTGCGTTGTTAATGTCCCATTCAATATCGCTCTGATCTTCAATATAAATGAATACCGAGCGATCTAAGAAGGCGTTGAAAAGTTCTACCGTGTCGTCAATGATTTGCTCAAAGCGGTACACGTTGTTTTCTATAATGTAGATCGGTGATTCTGTTGTCATGTCCATTAGTTGGTCAGTTTAAGGATTTAATTAAACCAACACTCCATAATCTGTAATTAATTTCTTTTTCAATCTCATAATTATAATTAATGAAATCACGGCCATAAATTGATTTATATTCTCTTATCACATCAGAATGAATTTTTGTTCTTAATTTTATATTTTGTTCTTCTGTCCTTACTCTAGTTTTCATTTTGCTTCGTGTTAAATCTTACACAAATATAATACACCATTTTAAACCACCAACTATTTTTATTAAATATTTCACTTTTATTTTCAAACCAAGTTATATATATTTACACCATAATAAAGACACCATGAGTAAAAAGAAGCAAAAAGAGCCCGAAAAAGAGCAAAAAAGCCTTTATTTGACTGTTGATTTATGGAATAAGATTCAGAAAAAGGCCGACATTCAACGCAGATCGGTAAATAATTATTTAGAGATTCTGATTGAAAAGGAGGTCGCATGAGTGTTTATATGTTTTTGATAATTTTATCGCCATTAATTATGGCTATTATTTTACTTATGATTTATGGGCTGGATGATACAGGGAATAATCCAGAAGTATGAAAGGCATGAAAAAAGAAGAGTCACTTCAAATAGCCGTATGCAATTACTTGCGCCTCCAATATCCCGACCTGATTTGGACGAGCGAATCATCTGGCATTAAGCTAACAATAGGGCAGGCCGTGAAAGCAAAGAAAATGCGTTCAGGGGATAAGCTCCCCGACCTATGGATACTTGAGCCCCGTGGGAGCTATCATGGTCTATTGATCGAATTGAAAGCCGAATATCCTTTCAAGAAAGACGGGACACCGAAAACCGAACACATCGCAAAGCAGATTGAAACGCTTAAAAGGTTGGAAGATAAGGGGTACTATACTGATTTGTGTTGTGACTTTGATCAAGCGAAAGATTCAATTGATAATTACATATATCAGACCGGAAGTATAGCATCTTTATTGGACAACAGTAATTCAGGAACGATAGAAGCAGGGCCAGCATTTACAACTAAGATAACCCCGTGATTTGCAAAAGATTAACTAAATGCTTAGTTTTGAATAATGACAAATAGTGACATTACTAAAAAGGCAATGATCGAAGCCCTAGAAAAATCACTAGGGATTGTGTCAACAGCCTGTAATTCAGTAGGAATTAGCCGTCAAACTCATTATCGGTGGTTATCAGAAGATCCGGAATATAAACAACAATTAGAGGACATTTCAGAAA